CTTTGAAACAGCGAGAGATGTATAAAACGCTATATAATTTCAAAATCGGTTTTTGGTTTACAGTCGATGAGAAAAAATTTTTCGGAAAATTTTGCAAACGTAGAGGTCGATCCTATAACTGGAGAATATCTTGTAAAGTTTCCTGAATGGCTTATAAATGAAATGGGGTGGTATGAAGAAACGCCCTTAGAATGGGTTGTAGAAGGGGACGAGTTAATTTTAAGAGAGAAAACAGATGACTGATCAAAAAGTATTTCACATCTATGCGAAAGATAGATGTATCATGCATTCAATAAAAGAAGAAGAGTTTGACATCACTTGGAAGACTCTAAAGAACATGGTTGGTCTCATGAAGACTGACTACAAACCTGAAGATTTGACCTATGAAGAACTGCTGGTCAAGAAAGAATTTAAAGATGCTTCCTATTGACGGACATCTATATAATATGTTATGATTCGACTGAAAACCTATTACTATTATGGCTAAAGGATTCACAGTAAAAGCAAAAACTCCCGTAGCTTCCAAAGAGCAAGAATGGGACTACGAAAAAGCACGAGAACTTGTCAAAGGCAAGACAGTAGTATTCTGTCTACCTGGACGTGGTGTATCATATATTTTTCTGAAAGCATTCGTTCAACTATGTTTTGATCTTGTACAAGCAGGTGCAAGTATTCAAATCTCACAAGACTATAGTTCAATGGTGAACTTCGCACGTTGTAAGTGTCTTGGTGCGAACGTTCTCCGTGGTCCTGATCAACTTCCCTGGGATGGTAAACTCAAGTATGATTATCAGCTCTGGATTGACTCAGATATTGTATTCAACACTGAGAAGTTCTATCAGTTAGTTCTGATGGATCAAGACATCGCATCTGGTTGGTATTGTACTGAAGATGGTCATACCACGTCAGTTGCTCACTGGATGGAGGAGGATGACTTCCGCAACAACGGTGGAGTCATGAATCACGAGACTATTGAAAGCATTCAGAAGCGTCGCAAACCTTTCACCGTAGACTATGCTGGATTTGGTTGGTTGCTGATCAAGCACGGCGTCTTCGAGCATTCTGAGATGAAGTACCCCTGGTTCGCTCCTAAGATGCAAGTCTTTGAGTCTGGTGAAGTACAGGACATGTGTGGCGAAGACGTTTCCTTCTGCCTCGATGCTAAGGAAGCAGGATTCGAAATCTGGTGCGACCCTCGTATTCGCGTTGGACATGAAAAGTCACGAATCATCTGATGAATTGGAATACCGTTATACGATCAAAGTTAACGGTAAAGTCAAATTCAACAACTTAACTGAAAACGAATACTTTGACAGAATGGAGGACTACGCGGTAGAATTCTACCAGACGGGTTCTCCCGCTCCTAAAGACATCAAAACCATTATCGAAAGAATTTAATCATGGCAAAAGCAAAAGTTGGTCTGAATAAGTCTGGTTACACTCCTGGCAAGCCCAAACTGACTCGTCAAGGGCGCTCGCCAAACACCAAATACGCCGCTACCTCGCGTAACTCGGCTCGTAAAAAGTACCGTGGTCAAGGAAAGGGTTAATGTCACAATCTGGGAAATACAACCCAAATAAACGTAAGCGAACGGGAACTGCTCGGACAAATGCACAAAAAGCAGCATCCCGTAAACGCAGAAAATATAAACCAGGAACAAAGTACAAGCACCAATGAAACAACTTCTCTTTATCTCAGAAGATAAGGAAAGGGCACTCATCCAGGAGTTGACCTATAAGATGAAAATGGCGAATATGGACATTCATCCGTCCAATACTTGCTTTCTTATGGTCTCTCCTGACTACTCTGCTATTGTGACTCAACATCTCTCCCATTCACTTAGTGTGGATCGGGAGATTTTTCATATCGAAGCAGTGAATACACCTTATCTTGATGAGAATGCAACTGACTATAAGACTGAATTTACTCAAAATTTCATGAAATGGCAGCGTAGATGGGACAATTTCGTCTTGGTTGCCTCTGATAACAACACTGGAGACACCTTTTCCTGGATTTCTGACATTATGATCCGTATGACAGGTGGAAAAGTCTATGCAGTGTCCCTTTGTGAGAGTACAAACACTCGTTTTAAGAGTGATTTAGCATGTTTGCACTACGATTCTGATCAATTTAGGTTAATTTATTGGTGGCAACAACCAAACAATCACGATTTTCTCGAAAAAGTGGAGCAGAGACAGGCAAATCCGCTTCCAATAAATATCTTTTAGGGATAGCAACCCCTTTAAAAGTTCTGGACCCGAACTTTTGGAGGAAAAAATGGCACAAAATCCAGCTCCAGACCGTAATACAGAATACATGAAAGAAAATTGGGGTACAGAAATGCTTATTACTGACTATGGATCAATGGAAAAAGTCAAAAAACTTGACTTTTATGAAGAAAAAAAGAAATTCATTCAAGAAGTGATGGAATATGAAGATCCATCCCATCAACATCATCTAAAAGAGCAAGCAGAAATGCATAAAAAGATTCGTAATGATGAAGATTACGATGATTGGGAGTATGGAACAGAACCAACTTACGGAATTGGTCTATAAATAATGTGAAGACATACTCTGCATATGGCAGTTCAACGAATTTCACGCGCATTTAAAGATATAAGTCTATCCTTTGAGCCTCACCCAGTCACAAAGGATCTTCCTGTGCTGAAAAATGAGGCTGCAATTCGTAAATCTGTCAGAAATATTGTAGAGACAATACGGGGAGAGCGATTTTTTGATTCACTTTTTGGATCAGAAGTCCGCTCATCCCTTTTTGACTTTGTTGATCTAGGTACTGCTACCTTCTTGGAGAGTGAGATAGCAACTGCTATCCAAAACTATGAACCAAGAATCTCAGAACTATCTGTGTCTGTAGAAGCAAGACCTGACGATAACGCTTTTGAAGTTACTGTTAACTTTAGTGTCGTTGGTCAATCTTTACCATTACAAGAATACTCCTTTATATTAGAGGCAGCAAGGTAAAATGCCTTTTACTAAGTTTACAAACCTAGATTTCGATCAGATAAAGACATCCATCAAGGATTATCTCCGTGCGAATTCAAATTTCACGGATTTTGACTTTGAAGGATCGAACTTCTCTGTTCTGTTAAATGCACTGGCGTACAACACGTACATCAACGCCTTTAACTCGAACATGATCGTCAATGAATCTTTCCTAGATTCGGCAACTCTCCGAGAAAATGTCGTTTCCTTGGCAAGAAATATTGGTTATGTACCACGTTCTAGAACCGCTGCTAGGGCAGGAATTAAATTAGATATCAGTGTAACAACAGCGAGTACAACGCTTACTCTAGAGGCACGTGGACCTGTCTGCGTTGGTACTGCGAATGAAAGTTCATATATCTTCTCTATACCAGAGAACATCACAACAACGGTCACTGGTGGTGTAGCAACATTTGGTAGTGACACCGATCCAATCCATGTTTATCAGGGAACTCTTCTTAAGAAAACATTTACTGTTGATGGAAGTTTAGACCAAAGGTTTATCCTCGATAACTCATTTATTGATACCCAAACGATCGTTGTTAAGGTAACAAACCCAGCAGACCCTGGTGCAGGTAGAGAATATAAACTTGTAGATAATATCTTAAATATTGATTCAACATCTGAGATATACCTGATTCAAGAAGTACAGGATGAGAAGTATGAACTTCTATTTGGTGATGGTATCTTCGGTAGAAAATTAGAGAATGGTGCAAAAGTAACAGTTACTTATATTGTTACTGATGGCAGTGAGGGTAATGGCGCGGCAAACTTCGCTTTTGCTGGTACATTTATTGATTCATTGAACAACCCAATCACTGTCAATTCTGTCACTCTAACCACCGTTGAGAAGGCAGCAAATGGCACTGAGATCGAACCTGTAGAGTCGATCAAGTACTTTGCCCCTAGACTGTATTCTGCCCAGTACAGAGCGGTTACAGCAAGGGATTATGAGTCTATTATTCAGACCATCTACCCAAATACGGAGTCTGTTTCTGTTGTTGGTGGAGAAGAATTGGTTCCACCACAGTTTGGTACGGTACAGATTAGTATCAAACCAAAGAATGGAGATTTTATTTCTGACTTTGATAAGCAATTGATTCTCAGTAAACTTAAGAACTACTCTCTTACTGGAATCAACCAGAAGATAATCGACCTTCAGGTTCTTTATGTTGAGTTAGAATCTTATGTTTACTATAACTCATCTCAAGTTACCAATGTAAATGATCTAAGAACCAATGTAATTAATTCTCTACAGTCATATTCAGATTCTGTTGATGTTAATAAGTTTGGTGGTAGATTTAAATATAGTAAGGTTTTAAATGTAATTGATAATGTTGACAGATCCATCACTTCTAACATTACAAAAATTAGAATCAGAAGAAACCTAAGAGCACTTGTGGGACAAGCGGCACAATATGAATTGTGTTATGGCAATGCTTTCCATGTAAATCCAGATGGATTTAATATTAAGAGTACTGGTTTTAAAATCATTGGTGAAGCAGAAACGGTTTACTTGACCGATGTTCCAAATGCAGATAAGAAGACTGGAATTATTTCTATTGTAAAACCGATATCAGAATCAAATACAAATAGAGTTATTATTAAGTCGGCAGGAACTGTTGATTATGTAAAGGGTGAGATTA